GAACTCCTTCATCATGGGGCCGCTAGGCTCCGGTAAGACTGTTCAAACCATCCTCAAGCTATTCGACCTGATGACAGAGCAAGCTCCAGTAATGACTCCTGGGCACAAGAACTATGGTGTACGACTTAGCCGTATCATTGCCTGCCGAAACACCTACTCAGAACTGTTCTCTACCACGATTAAAGATTGGCTAGAGATACACGAAGACCTTGGCCCATTCCGTCAGGGTAACAAAGAACCGCCTACCCATTACATCAACTTCCGATTAGAAGATGGCACCTCAGTTAAGTCAGAGGTCATATTCATCGCTTTTGACCGCCCTGAGCACGTTAAGAAGGCTAGGGGTATCCAGTGTACATGGGTGTGGCTAAACGAGACGAAAGAGCATTCTAAGGCCGTTCTCGACATGCTTGATCTACGTCATGGTCGTTATCCTTCCCCCAAGGAGGGAATCAAACCTACGCATCACGGTGTGCTGGGTGACAGTAACGCACCTGATGAAGACCATTGGTACTACAAGCTGGCAGAAATTGAGCGTCCAGAAGGCTGGGCATTCCATCGTCAACCAGGCGGTGTGTTTAAAGATGGGGAAACTTGGAAGGTAAACGACAGGGCTGAGAACCTGCCTAACCTCCCTGCTAACTATTACAAACGCGGACTATCAGGTAAAACACATGACTGGATTAAAGTTAATCTTGCTAATGAGTACGGCTTTGTCTCTAATGGTAAGCCGGTTCACCCGATGTACACAGACAGCGTTCACGCATCGCATATGGACTTCACTCCCTCTAAAGATACTCCTATCATTCTGGGTTTTGACTTTGGTCGTACACCAGCTTGTGCCTTTATTCAGCGTACTTCTATCGGAAGGTGGGTCTGCTTTGACGAAATGGTGCTTACTGATTCCGGTGCAGTAGACTTTGCTCCTACCCTAAAACGTTATATTGAAGAGACTTATCCTGGTCACAACTTCAAGGGTTGGGGTGATCCTTCTGGCGACAATAAGAATCAGGCCAACAGTGATACACCATTCCAGATCATGCGAGCCGCAGGCATTCCCTGTCAGCCAACAGACTCTAACGATCCTCTCAAACGTAGAGCCGCTTTAGAAGTACCGATGAAAGAAATGTGTATGGATGGTAAGCCTCGCTTTATTGTCTTGCCCAAGGCTTCTATGATTCGTAAAGGTCTACAGGGTGGCTTCTGTTATCGTCGTGTACAGACGAGTGGCGAACGCTACAGTGATCAGCCAGATAAGAATGAATACTCTCACCCTGTCGAAGCTCTTGAGTACGGTTTACAAGGTGAAGGTGAAGGTCGCTCTGCTCTCCGTCGAGATCAGGGTTTCTCAAAGCCACACACAGCAAAGGTGAACTTTAGTGTCTTCTAGTCTAGAGAATGCTTATGTAATCTTTAAGGGCAACACAGGTCGTTGGTATTCGCCCTTACTGCACAATGACTTTGGGCATTGCCTTGTGGTTGAACCTTCTAATGGACAGTACGTTGTGTACGAAAAGTTGACTGATGGAGTTAGGGTGTATAATGTCAACCACATAAATGATATAATTGGGCCTACGGATATAACTGTGAGTTATATAAAAAAGGACAACAAGAGAAGGTTATTCATGCTCAACACTTGCGTTGGTCATGTTAAGCAGTTTCTTGGTATTGATCATCCTTTTATATGGACTCCCTATCAACTATACAAGTACATGAAGAGGTAATACCATGGGCGGCGGCGGCAAAGCACCAAAACCAACAGCAGAACAACTAGCAATGCAAAGACAGCAACGTGAAGCACTTGAAGAAGAAAAAGCATCAAGTGAGCGCAGACTAAAAGCTGTAGCGCAAAAGAAAATAGGCAAAGCATCTCTACTTGGAACCCCTATACAGCAAGCTGAAGGGCCAGCGGGGCCAATGGTTACTGAAGGTTATAAGGTTACTTCATCAGGTGGTATTAAGAAAAAATCATTTTTGGGTAGATTACACGCCAGAACAATTTCGCAAGGGATGTTTAAGTAATGCAGTTACCTAAAGAGCTTGGTTCACTGACGGACTTGAAGCAACGAGAGAATGACGCATTTAAACGTGCTTCCATGTGGCACAGTACGCTAGACGATGCCTACGAATACTTTCTCCCCAACCGCAATCTCTTTGATGACTATGCTCCAGGTCAACAGAAGATGGATCGTATTTTTGACTCTACTGCACTTGAGGCTATCCAGCAGGGCGCAAGCAAGCTACAAGAAAACATTGCTCCTATCTGGTCACGCTGGGCTACCTTTGAGCCATCTGATCTAGTTGTTAAGCAGCTTGAAGAAGGTAACTTTGATGTTAGCTTAGAAGACATTCAGAGCAACTTGCAGAATCAAGCCGAGATCATCTTTGATTACATTAACCGATCTAACTTTGCTACTCAGTTCTATGAGCACGCCCTTGATCTACTCATTGGTACAGGCACACTCCGTATTGATGAGGACGAAAGCGACGAGATGCCCCTTATCTTTAACGCCATTCCGCAGAAGGGAATAGCATTTGAGGAAGGCCCACAGGGTAATATCGAAACGCACTGGCGACGATTTAAGGTAAAGGCTCGTAACCTAGAGCGTTACTGGAAAGGCTTTGAGCCATCAGAGAAGATGAAGCAGGTCATTAAGGATAAGCCAGACACTGATGTTGATGTGCGCGAGGGTGTTGTCTATATGCCCAAGAGTAAGACCTACTATGGTTGCGTATGGGTAGCCACTGAAGATCGTATTAGCTGGATGCAAGACTTTGGAGACTCTAGCCCTTGGGTTACAGGTCGCTATAGTAAGGTAGCTGGTGAGATCAGAGGTCGTGGCCCAGCACTACAGGCACTCCCTGATGTACGCTCACTGAACAAAGCAAAGGAGTTTGTACTTCAGAAAGCCGCTATTGATCTAGCAGGTATGTACACAGCAACCGATGATGGTGTAACTAACCCCTACAATTTGAATATAAGCCCAGGCATTGTTATTCCAGTTGGTTCTAACAACAGCAGCAACCCATCCATTCAGCGTTTAGATACAGGATCGAACTTACAACTTGCCCAGTTCCAGATCAATGAAATGCAAATGTCGATCAAGAAGGCCTTATTCAACGATCTTCGTGATCCTACTGGTGCTGTGCGATCCGCCACTGAGGTTGCCATCGAGTCGCGTGAATTGGCAAAACGCATCGGCTCTGCCTTCGGCAGATTACAGACCGAAGTATTGATTCCAATCATTAAACGTGTGGCCTCTATTCTTACTCGCCGTGGTATCATTACTCCTGTTGAGCTAGATGGTCGTCAGGTCGCTATTAAGTTTATGTCACCATTGGCAAGAGCGCAGGACGGTGAAGACATTCTCAATGTGCAACAAGCTGTACAGTTCGTGCTTCAGACTGCTGGCCCAGATCAAGCTAAGATAGGGTTCAAGCTAGAAGACTTTGGAACGTGGGTTGCTGATAAGACTGGTATGCCTGCCGAGCTAGTACGAAGTCAAGCCGAGAAAGAAGCTGTTATTCAGGCTGGCGCTCAAGTTGCACAGCAAGGAATGAACCCTAGTGGTACTCCACCTGTTGACCAAGGACAAACTGCTATATGAGTTGGGATACAATTAATCAAGCGACCACTAATGCAGAAGATGCAAAGGTGGTCAATGCAGAGAAAAGACAGGCCGCTGCTGAATTGGCTCAAGCGTACAATAAGTGCTTCTCAGGTGACATCGGGAAGCGCGTACTTGAGGACATGACGCGGAGGTTTATCTTCAATAACGACACCCCCTTTGGTGCCTCCAATGTTGATTACGAGGCTGCTTACCATAACGGTGAGTCGGGAGTTGTTAAATTTATTATCAACCAAATGCAAAAAGCTGAAATACTGTAAGGAATAATTATGAGTGAAGAACAGGCCGCATCACAAGAAGCAACAAGCGAAACCCTGTTGGATGCAAGCACACCCGAACTAGGTGAAGGTGAGTATTTTTTATCCGATGGTATCAAGGGTACAGGTGACACACCCGAATGGTACAAAGGCGACAAGTATAAGTCTGTCGCTGAACAAGCCAAAGCCTATACTGAACTAGAGAAGAAGTTCGGTGGTTTTACTGGCGCACCAAAAGATGGCTATGCTGGCCCAGAAGGAATTGAGTCTGACGATGCCCTATTGCAAGAGCTAACCGAGTTTGCTGAGAAAACAGGTATGAGCCAAGAAGCCTTTGGTGATGCGTGGGAATTGTTGTCAGCACAGGGTGAAGCAGTAGAACAAGTTACCCAAGAGCAAGAGATTGCACGACTAGGTGACAATGCCAAAGAGCGTATCAAAAATGTTGAGGGCTATCTGAAGAACAACTTAGATGCCGCTGACTACGATGTGGTTCGTGATCTTGTAACTGATGCTAAGTCTATTGAGTTGGTAGAGTATTTGGTTCGTGCTACTGCACCTACTAAGCTACCCATCGATGGTGGACAGCATCCTACTGGCATGACCTGGGGTGATATTGAAACCCAGATGTTTATGAAGAACGAAAATGGACAACTCCTCCGTAGCATTGATGCTAACCATGAAGCCAAAATCCAGACTGTCTC